TACACATGGATAGGAATAGACGAACTTCCACAATATCCTTCGCCAGACATATATAACTTTCTAAGATCTTCTTTAAGATCGGTTGATAAAGATATACCTGTATACTTGAGAGCAACAGGTAATCCTGGTAACGTTGGTTCACAATGGGTACGAGAAATGTTCGTAGATCCTGCAGAACCAAATACTGCTTTCGATATAGGCATTGATACGCCTAATGGAAAAAAATATATAACAAGAAGATTTATTCCCGCTAAGTTGCAGGATAATCCGTATTTGATGCAGACAGATGATTACTATGTCATGCTTGCATCTTTACCAGAAGCACAGCGTAAACAATTCCTGGATGGAGATTGGGATGCATATGAGAACTCAGCTTTTCCAGAATTTGATAAAAGGATCCATGTTGTGGAACCTTTTGAAATACCTAGAGGCTGGTATAAGTTTCGTGCTGCTGACTGGGGTTATTCTTCTCCTGCTTGTGTGTTATGGTTTGCTGTTGATTATAATAATAATCTATGGCTTTATAGAGAACTATATACTAAGAAGGTTACAGCGGATCACTTTGCAAGACAAGTCGTAAGTATGGAGCACGGAGAACATGTCCATTACGGGGTCTTAGACGCTAGTACATGGGCAAGACGAGGTGATGTGGGCCCAAGCATCGCAGAAACTATGATACAGAATGGTTGCAAGTGGAGACCATCAGATAGATCTGCTAAAAGTAGAATTAATGGTAAGTTAGAAATACATAAAAGATTAAAAGTAAATGATGACGAACCAGGTATAAGAGTGTTCACTAATTGTAGAAACTTAATTAGAACAATAGGATCACTACCAATTGACGATAAAAATCCCGAAGATGTAGATACAACAGCTGAAGACCATGCATATGATGCATTAAGATATGGATGTATGAGTAGACCAACACATCCTAAGTTTGCAAATAGATTTGGTTCTTCTATGCAAAATAGCTTTGAAGTATCAGATAACAAATTTGGATATTAATGTCAAAAAGAAAAGTTTTAGAAATAAGTAAACAAAATTTTCCCTACGACTTAGTAGTTGCATATTGGGAAGATATTGTCGGATCATGCGAATGGTCTGATATATCAGATATAAAAAAAGCAAAGACTGCAGTATGCTGTAGCTTTGGTTGGCTAGTAGAACAGAATGAAAAGACTACTGTGATAATGGCAGATTTTATATTTGAAGATAACGGAGCAATAAAGCAAGGCGGTGGGCATACAGTTATACCTACTAAGAATATAATTAAGATTAAGAAAATTAAAGTTTAACAGGAGAACAACATGAATACATTTGACCCAAAGTCTAAAGTTAAGCAAGGTCAGTTTAGTGATGCACCTGATGGGAAAAACCCAAACAGGGAACATACTAATATTGACTTTTCTAAACATGCACCTAGAAAATATCAAGAGTTTGAATATGATGTTACTATGACATCGGAAGCAGGTTCTAAGCATGTAGATAATGCTGTATTTACAATGGCAGACGAAAAGGATTATTAATGAATGAAAATAGTTTAGGTAAAAAAAGTAATTTTATACCTGAAGTTTTTGCAGGTGCTAATAATATTAAGAATAAAGAATTAAAAAAAGCATCTAAACAAAGATATACTATGGATCAATTTAAAGTTGAGAATATCAACTTTGGTAAAAACAAAAACTACGGACAAATAGATTTATTAAAAACTAATAAATTATACTAATCGGAGGAAACAACTATGATGAAAAGATATATGGAAGGAGAACTTGCACCTGATGCACCGAAAAAATCTAATGAACCTTTAGAGTTCAGCGGTGGATACAGTGGCCCTAAACTAGGCCCTGATGTAGAAGGTAAAGCTAAGAAAGCTAATAACAAAGTTAATCCAGCAATCTTTAGAATGGCTGAAGAAAGAGACTACTAATATAGATGCACGAAGAAGAACATAAATCAGCAGAGGAAGTTAGTGAATCAAAACCAATCGTTGGTCATATAAGAGAGAAGTTCTATCAATCAGAAAATTCTAGATTATATGATGAGAAAAGATGGTTACAAGCGTATAGAAACTATAGAGGTCTATATGGCCCAGAAATGGTTTTTAGATCAAATGAAAAGTCAAGAGTATTTGTAAAAGTTACAAAGACTAAAGTTCTTGCTGCATTTGGTCAGATTATTGAAGTATTATTTTCTAGTGGTAAATTTCCATTAGGTATTAATCCTACACAAGTACCAGAAGATATACCAGAGTACGCACACTTAAAACCTAAACAACCTCAACAACAGCAACCACAACAACCTCAAGATCCATATGGATTTAAAGGTGATGGTAGAGAAATACCACCTGGTGCTACTGCTGATATGTTAATGAAGAATCTAGCACAAGAGTTTGAGAATGTAGGTTTTGATGAAGGCCCAGCAAATGCAGGTGAACCACAAATAAAACCAGCAGAGATGGCAGCTAAACATCTAGAAAAATTACTACATGATCAGCTAGAAGAATCTAGTGCTATAACAGTTTTAAGACATGTGTTCTTTGAGCAATGTTTATTAGGAACTGGTATATTAAAAGGCCCATTTAGTTTTGATCATACATATCATTCATTTGATACAGCTGATGATGAAGAGGGTAATACAATAAATGTACACTCTAAAAAAATTAAAACAGTACCAAAAGTAGAAGCAGTATCATGTTGGGATTTTTATCCAGATCCAAATGCTACAAGCATAGATGATTGTGATTATGTTATTCAAAGACATTCATTAAATAGACAGCAGTTTTCTGATTTAAGAAAGATGCCATACTTTGATGAATCAGCAATTGATATGTGTTTAGAAGAAGGTGCTAACTATCAAGTTAGAGGTTATGAATCTTCTTTATACAACAGAGAAACTGTAGAAACTATTTATAAAAATAGATATGAAGTATTAGAATATTGGGGTGTTGTATCTAAAGATATGGCAGAAGAGTGTGGAATAGAAAGTGACAAAGAAGTAATAAGTGTTAATGCATGGATATGCGGTGGTAAAGTTTTAAGAATGGTAGAGAATCCATTTGAACCAACTAGATTACCTTTTATGGTTTGTCCATATGAATTAAATCCTTATCAATTCTTTGGTGTTGGTGTTCCAGAAAATATGGAAGACTCACAACAAATTATGAATGGTCATGCAAGAATGGCTATTGATAATTTAGCACTATCAGGTAACATGGTATTTGATGTAGATGAAACACAACTTGTACCTGGACAGGATATGAAGATTTTTCCTGGTAAAATATTTAGAAGACAAAGTGGTCAACCAGGAACATCTATAAACGCAATTAAGTTTCCTAATAGTACACAGGAAAATATGATGATGTTTGATAGATTTAGACAGCTAGCTGATGAAGCTACTGGTATACCATCGTACTCACATGGTGCAACAGGTATACAATCTACAACTAGAACTGCTGCAGGTATGTCAATGCTAATGGGTGCAGCAGCTTTAAGTATTAAAACAGTAATTAAGAATATAGATGATTATCTATTAAAGCCCCTAGGTGAAAGTTTATTTCATTGGAATATGCAATTCAATGCAGACATTCCAATAATCAAAGGTGATCTTGAAATAAAAGCAAGAGGTACATCTTCATTGATGCAGAAAGAAGTAAGATCACAAAGATTAATGACATTTATGCAAACAGCAGCTAACCCAGCGTTAGCACCATTTGTTAAGTGGCATACATGTTTAAAAGAAATAGCAATAGCATTAGATATTGATCCTGATCAACTAATTAATGATCCAGAGAAAGCAGCTATCTATGCACAAATAATGGGAATGGCAAATGGAAATCAAAATAATACAACCCCTGCTGGAGAACAAAGCCCTATGGGCACAACTGGAAAAGCACCTCCTGGTGCTTCAATCACAGATCCAACAGGAAATGGAGGTGGCAACATCGGAGTCGGCAATATACCGATGCCAGGGGAAGCTGGTTTTGCTTCGCCAATTGATCAATCTCCCGATAGCAAACAAACGCAGTAAAGAGGGTGACTAGTGGCTGTACAATTTAGTTTATCATATGATGCAAATGGAGATCCAGTATTAGTAGAAAATACTGTTACTGGAACTAGAAAAGTTGTATCTAGTTCGTCAGTAGTAAGTCCATATAAATCTAGATTTGAAACTCCAAATGATGGTAGTGATGATACTCCAGAAACTCCAGATACTCCAGAAGAAGGTAATGATATATATAGATATATTAATGAGATGGAGAATAATGCAGACAATGATATGAATTTATCATTTGTAGACAAACAAAATTTACAAAGATATACACCCGAAGCTATAGAAGCTAGAGGTAAAGAAAAAACTCGTACTCAGCAAGTTATGGAAACAATAGCATTAGCTATGATACCATATGCTGATGCAGCTGTAGG